GCTTTCTTTTGTGCAAGATGATAAATATAAAGAAATTATAGATTTGATTTATTTTAAGAAATTTAAAATAGAAGGTGTTGCTAATAAATTAGGAATTGATGAAAGTACTGTAAAAAGAAATAAAAGTTTACTAGTTGAGAAAATAGCTAGCAACCTATTTCAAAATGATATTTTGGAGAAGTTAAATAAATTAATTCCTTAAAAAATTTGCACCTTTTTTGCACCCTTTTTGCCCTTGTTTACATTTTCTATATGTAATATAATGTTAATGTGTAAAAAGGTTAAATGAAATTCGTTCATAGAATTTTCCTTAATTTTTAGTGTATCGTTAGTAGTTATTGATGCTCTACTCTAAAAAGGCATCTGCCATATGATATCAATACTCTCGTGATTCTTAAATGAATAGGATACGTCCTCTACGAGAGTTTTTTTATTGGAGAGTTACATTAATGGTAAATGGACTGCTTGCTAAGCAGTTGTCTTAATAGGCATATAGGTTCGAGTCCTGTACTCTCCGCCAAACATAATATTAAATAAAATTGGAGGTGAAGTAGCATTGAAATTAAATGCGAGACAAAAGGCTTTTTGTGAATATTATGTAGCTAGTGGAAATGCTACTGATGCTGCCATAAAAGCTGGATATAAAGAAAAGAATGCTAGGTTTATTGGAAGTGAAAACTTAACAAAAGCCAACATAAAGAAATATATTGAAGAATTACAAGAAAAAGCAAAAGGCAACAGGATTATGACAGCTATAGAAAGAAGAGAATTCTTAACAAGTATGATAAAAGATGGAGCTGTTAAAGATACTGATAGATTAAAAGCATTAGATATATTAAATAAAATGGATGGAGAGTATACTCAAAAACTAGAAGTTAAAGGAGAATTAAAATCAGAAGATCCTTTTAAAGGATTATCAACAGATGAACTAAAAAAGGTGATATTTGGTGGAGATAAATAAAGAAGCAATAAAAAGAGCAAAATTAGAACTTGCAAGACGTGAGTTCTTTTTTTATTGTTATTTAAAATCTCCTGGCTTCTATAAATATGAGAGAAAATTTTTAGTTGATTTATGTAATGATTTACAAAACTTTCTTACAAGTGATGATGAAGTACTTATTTTAAATCTTCCACCTAGACATGGAAAATCAAGAACAGTAGGAAACTTAGTAGAATGGTTACTTGGTAAAGATATAAATGCAAAAATTATGACAGGAAGTTATAATGAAACTTTATCAACTACTTTTTCAAAGAATGTTAGAAATACTATACAAGAAGTAAAAGGTGATAAAGATAAAATAGTTTTTTCAGATATATTTCCTGGAGTAGTTATAAAACAAGGTGATGGTGCTATGAACCTTTGGAGTTTAGAAGGTGGATACAATAACTATCTAGCAACTGCACCTGGTGGAACTGCTACAGGGTTTGGTTGTAGTCTTATGATAATAGATGACTTAATTAAAAATAAAGAAGAAGCTTACAATGCTAATGTCTTAGATAAACATTGGGAATGGTATGCACAAACAATGCTTTCAAGACTTGAAGAAGGTGGAAAAATAATAATTATAATGACTCGTTGGGTTACTGGTGATTTAGCTGGTAGAGCAATAGAACATTATAAAGCAGAAGGTAAAAAGATAAAACATATAAAAATGAAAGCTGTTCAAGATGATAAAGGTACTATGCTTTGTGATGAAATATTAAGTTATAAATCTTACTTGTCAAAAGCTAAAGCTATGGGACCAGAAATAGCTTCAGCCAACTACCAACAAGAACCAATAGACATCAAAGGCAGATTGTACAATGAATTTAAAACTTATGTAGATTTACCAAAAGAAAAGGTTGTTAAAATATCTGCCTATTGTGATACAGCTGACACTGGAGATGATTTTTTATGTAATATTATTTATGCAGATTGCAAAGATAGTGCTTATATACTAGATGTTATCTATACCAAAGAAGCTATGGAAATAACTGAGCCACTTGTTGCAGAAGCATATAAAAAGTTTAATGTGAATGTTGCAGATATAGAAAGTAATAATGGTGGTAGAGCATTTGCAAGAAACATTGAAAGAATTACAAGAGATAAAGGAAATTATAAGACAGTGGTCAAATGGTTCCATCAATCTGGAAATAAAATAGCAAGAATATTATCAAATAGTGCTTGGGTAAATAATAATATCTATATGCCTATAGATTGGAAAAATAAATGGAGTGAATTTGCAAAAGATATTATTTCTTATCAGAAGGAAGGAAAAAATAAACATGATGATGGACCAGATGCTTTAACTGGTGTTGCTGAAAAGACAATAAATAGAAATGAAATAAGAACAATAGATAGAAATGTTTTAGGAATAAGATAAGAGAGGAGGATTAATGACTGTAGAAGATTTAAAAGAAGCACTGGAGGCATTTATAAAAAATGAATTACCAGAATTACAAAAAATGGAAGATTATTATAGTGGAAAACATAATATTTTAAATAAGAAAGATAGAAGTGATAAGAAAAAAGATACTAAGTTAATTAATAATTATCCTGAATATATTACAACTATTGCAACAGCATATTTTTTAGGAAAACCAATAGCTTATGCTTTACAAGATGATAAATTAAAAAAAGATTTTGAAAAGTTATCTGAATATTTAGCAACAGAAGAAGAGCAACAAGAAAACTTTGAACATGCTTCAAATTTAAGCGTGTTTGGAAAATCTTATGAACTTTGGTATAAAAATGTAGATAATACTATTGGAAATGTAGTTGTGGATCCTAGAGATTGTTTTATTTTAAGAGATAACACAGTAAAGAAAGATATAACCGCTGCTGTAAGATGGGATAAAACTAAAAATAAAGATGATAAATGGGTTTATACATTAGAAGTTTATGATAATAAAAATATTACGACTTATGAATATATAACTGAAACTGATAAAAAAGAAATTCCAATTGCAACAGGAGAAACCAAACTACATGGATTTAATCAAGTTCCAATTATTGAGTTTTTGAACAATAAAAGAGCTAATGGAGATTTCAAAAATGTAATTTCTTTGATAGATGGATACAATGAAGCAACTTCAACCGCTATTGATGACATGAAAGATTTTACAGATGCATACTTAGTTTTAGTTAATATGGGTGGAACTACTGATGAAGAAATAGAAAGAATGAATAAAAATAAGGTTATGCTTATTAATGAGCAAGGTGATGCTAAGTGGCTTGTTAAACAAGTTAATGATAACTATGCTCAAAACAATAAAAATAGACTTAATCAAGATATTCATAAATTTTCTATGATACCTGATATGCAGGACAAAGAGTTTTCAGGGAACAGTTCTGGAGTTGCACTTGGATATAAACTTTTAGCATTAGAACAACTAGCAGCACAAAAGGAAATGTATTTTAAAAAGGCAATTAATCAAAGATTAGAACTTATGATAGATTTTCATAACTTAAAAATAAAATCTACTGATATTCAAAAAGTCTTTACTAGAAATGTTCCAAAGAATTTAGTTGAAGCAGCTGATACAGCTCAAAAGCTACAAGGAATAGTATCACATGAAACTATTTTATCTACTTTGCCATTTGTAGAAGATGCAAAGCTAGAACTTGAAAAAATAAAAGCTGAAGAAGATATTAATGCTATGAAGGATATGAATACTCCATTTGGAGTTGGTGCTGATGGCAAAGAATAGAGCATATTGGGAAGAAAGACAAATTAAAAGAGAAGCTAAGGCATTTACTACAATACAGGATATTGAAAAAGAGTATAAGATTGCACTTGAAAAGGCTAAGCAGGATATAAATAAAGAGATTGCTAGAATAACTACAACTTATATGAATGATAATATTCTAAATTACAATGAAGCTTTGAAATTTTTAAAAGGTGATGATTATAAGGTTTGGAAAAAAGATTTACATGACTATATGAAAGAATATAAGAATCTTTTAAAAAATTCACCTTTAGATGCACAGAAATTATATTTAGAAATTGAAACGTTATCTGCTAAAAGTCGTATCAGTCATTTGGATAGTCTTAAAACTCAAATAGATATGGAACTTACTAAGTTGATTTTTGGAGTTGAAGAAACAGGAAAAAATTCTTTAAATTCTGTTTATAGAGATACGTTTATAGAAGTAACTAAAGACTTAGGTATTAATCCTGTTGTTAGTAGAGATAAAATAAAAACAGTTCTGGATAAGCCTTGGAGTGGGGCTAATTTTTCTCAGAGACTTTGGAGCAATACTGATAAATTAGCTGAAACAGTAAAGCAAGAAATAGTTAATGGAATGATACAAGGGATTAATCTTAAAACTATGACTAAAAGAGTTTCTGAAAGATTTGAGACAGCTAAAAAGAATGATGTTGAAAGACTTCTAAGAACTGAAGTTAATTACGTTTTAAATCAAGCAACCTTAGATGGATATAAGGAAGCAGGGATAGAAAAATACGAGTTCAGTGCTACATTAGACAATAGAACAAGTCAAATATGCTCTGAACTTCATGGAAATATTTTTGAAATAAAAAATATAGCTGTTGGTTTGAATTATCCGCCAATGCACCCAAGATGTAGAAGTACAACTATCCCGATTATTGATTATGAAAGTTTAGCTAAAACAGAAATTGAAATTCAAAAAAATAGTGATACAATAAAAGAAAATGAAGCTATAGAAGCCACAGAAGATAAACAGATTTTATCTTATGGCGGAACGATTAGAAGAGCTAAAGAGTTAACTAAAGAGTTTGAAAACAATGATGTTCCATGGACTACTATAGCTATAAGAGAGCACATTGATGAAGCTTTAAAGAATAATGCTTTACCTAAAGTTGTATCTCCTGAGGAGTTTGAAAAATTAAGTAAATCCCATAAAGTTTTATATCGTGGTGTTGCTGATACAGAAAATATAACTGCTAAACAGCTAAATCAGGAATTTAAATACGGTGCCCTAAAATACGGAGACGGTCGGACAATTTATGGACGTGGAATATATTCTACTTTTACAAAAGAAACGGCTGAGTTTTATGCATATGATGCATATGGCGATGGGGGAGGAGAGTTACTGGAAATGATATTATCTCCAAATGCTAAAATAGTCTCTTATAAGGATATAATTGAGGAATGGGCAAATAGTGGGGTTAACACAAAAAAGGTAGAAAATATGACTATTTTCGATGATTTTATAGGAGATGTTGGAAATTTTGCCGCTTTGAAGGGATATGATGCTATTGATGTAGATAGTTTCCAAAAAGGGCATGATTATGTTGTTATTTTAAATAGAGGGGCATTAATCGTTAAAAAATAGGAGTGTTTTATGGAAAATATTTTTAAATGGAATATATTTCAAGATGATTTTTGTAGTTATCTTTTTGAAATGGGGGGAGTTATTTGTGATTTAGAAATAAGTTCTTCTAAATCAATAGATGATTTCTCTATCTTTTTACGAAAAAGAGCAAAAGAATTTTTAATTATTGAAAGTATTAAAACACAAAAGAGTTTAGGGAATTTAATAAAAAAGTATGGACTTTCTGTTGAAATAGAAGACTATGAAAAATATATCTGGAGTTACATTTGGTATAGTTTCGAGAGTTATTTTAATTTTTGTTTGAACTTAAAAAACTTACACACAAAAAAAATAGACTTTTATAAGAATACAAAATATCCACACATAGTGGATGTTACTGCTTATGGCTCGATTGAAATATTTAAAGATGCAACACCTGAAAAAATTAAAAGTGCTAAAGAACTTTCAAGAGAATCTAAAGAGCTATTTGTGGAGTTTTTAAAAAACGATGAAATGAGAGATATAAAATATGGACTTGGAATTACAATCCAAAAATTAGTTGGAGAGGAATATAAACATTTAATAGAGATTTAAACAGGACTTTAAGAGGAGTGTAAAAGCTCCTCTTTTTAATTGCAAAGAAAGGAGGTATATTGAAACATTT